CCTGGTTTGCCTGATCAATGGCTTCCAATGGCGACTCAGAGACCCAACATTCATCCAATAATTGCTAATATTTTGTGGAGGTTTGATCTTGAGCGTTTTCAAAAGTATGGTTTTCTTCAGTTAGATCAACGTGCGGTTTGTCCCCATAATCATTTGGTGACTGGTTATATTCGTGTTGATGTTGGGGTACCGTCTTTAATGGTCCTCTGTTTGCGACGTTTAAGTTCTTATAATTTGGCATACGGTGGTACCGTTAAATATCCTTATGTTGCTAATGCCTGTTTTAACCCTCTTTTAGGCTTGGGTGATAAATTGTCTCGTCTTCCAAAATCATACGTTAGTTTTCTGCCTGAGTTTCGATTTCAGGATGTTCATAGGGCAATAAATTACTACTACATGTATTGTGTTGATCTTCAAAAATTTAAGTTTACTTTTGAACCTAAAGACTTAGATTTGTTTAAATTTGGTAATACAAAATGTGGGTATCGTAAATGGCAGAATGTTAATGATATTCAATTAGACAAATTTACTAGGGTCAAATTTGTTCATAAACCGTCAAAGAAACAAGCTCAAGTCACAATTATGCGAGAGTTTCTTGTGTCGATTTTTCGGGCGTTGGATGATACAGCTTGTGGTAGTGTCCCTTTTGAGAAATACCTAAAACAATTTATTACAACTTTATCGATTAAAGAACAGAATTTGTCGGCCATTGATATAGGGAATTTGTCAGATGAAGCGGTTAAGGATATGTATTGGAAATCTCGACTTTTCTTTCTTTCTAATGATTCTGTACTTCATAAATTATTTTTGACTAGAATTAAAGGAGAGAGAACGTATTTTCCTGATTGTCGTACTGCTTTGACAAAGATGGATGCTCGACATAAAAATTTAATGATATCAATTGGTATGACATGGACAAAAGGAGGATCTGAGTTATTGTTTAATCAGTTACATGGCGATAAATTTGATGTTTATGAGAGAATTTCGTTGCCTGGTGATTCTGATATTAACGTTTGTTGCACTTACAAGTGGGTTAGTGCTGGTGAAATGCTTGTGGGTGCAGGGGATATAAAATCTCTAGATACATCTATAACTGCTATTCCTTTGATGTTGTATTTGATGTTTGCACAGATTTGGATTCAGCGTAACGATTCAGACCCAAGTTATAGGATGTTTCAGTACATATTGGAGGGATGTGCAGAGCAATTGGCGGGTAAAACAGTTCGATGGATCCGTGACTTTGTTTTATTAATTGGTGTAATGCCTTCTGGTTCTCTTGAGACTTCTCACGGTGATTCTTGGATTGTTGGAGTTGTTTATTGGTTGTCTTATATCTTTAACGTTATGTCTCAGGTTGATGTTATTACTCGTAGGAAAATTTGGAAATACCTTGTTGATCGAATCATAGGAATGTGGGTGTATGGTGATGATTTTCTCAAAATTTATCCGAAGATTTTGAGGGATTTTATTAATGTACATGGTTTTGCGAATTATTTATCTAGTTCTCATTCGATCCAAATGAAGAATTGTGAAGAGTTTACATCTGTGTTGTCTTACTTTACTGTCCGTAACAATGAAGTCACTAATCATGTTTATACAGGTCCATCGTATTTAAAACGTCATTTAATTCGCGCTGATCAATTTAATCTTCAAATGCATAATCCTAAAGTGTGTGCTGTAGTACCTTGGCGTCCTTTTCCTCAGTATCAATGGCGTGCAGGTGTTCCTCGTGATCGTGGTGCGCCTGTTTATATTAATCTGTCTCGATTGATTGGGTTAGCTTATGACACTCTTGGTGTTGATCCAATGGCTTATTATTATCTCAAATTTGTTTACGATGAAACCTATGAAATATCTGCTCGCATTGTTGGGGCTAATTATCTTACTGCCAATATGCCCCGATGGCTGGAAGAAGATTGTAAATACTTACGAAAGATCAATTATAGAATTGAGCATTCAAATTTTCCATCTCGTGAAGAACTGCTAAGTCTACTTGTGATGAAACGTGAGTACCACTACCCTCCTACAATAGGGCCGTGGCAAATGCATCTTTCAGATTATGAATGGTGGTAACCCGCTTATCCTGGGTAAAGTGGTTTATATTTAATTTCTCGACTGTTCGGC